CGGCTGGTAGTATGAGTGCGGCGGATAAGACAAAGTTAGACGGTGTTGCAACGGGCGCAACGGCCAACACAGGCACGGTAACTTCCGTTGGTGGCACTGGAACCGTTAATGGCATTACTCTTACTGGCACGGTAACTGCATCAGGTTCGCTTACCCTTGGCGGCACACTGTCTGGCATTAATTTATCAACGCAAGTTACAAGCACGTTGCCTGTTGCAAATGGCGGCACAGGCGCAACAACGCTGACTGGATACGTTAAAGGTAGTGGCACAAGCGGTCTAACGGCTTCATCATCAATTCCTGTCGCTGATGTTACGGGAGCAGCGCCACTTGCTTCGCCAACCTTCACAGGCACAATTACAACTGGAACTGCTGACTTACTCGGCTCAGTGCGTAGTAATGTCACTACAGTAGCGGCAAGTGCAATTGACTGCTCTGTTGGAAATTACTTTATCAAGACGGCAAGTGGCGGCTTAACTTGGACTGCGACCAATGTTCCAGCATCACGCGCATACAGTTTCGTTCTGGAACTAACCAACGGCGGAACTGGCACACAAACTTGGTTTAGCGGGATTAAGTGGCCGTCTGGAACTGCGCCTACCCTTACAGCATCAGGTGTAGACGTTCTTGGCTTCATAACTGATGATGGCGGCACAACATGGCGTGGCGTTCAGCTAATGAAGGATAGTAAATAATGATTGTCTGGATTGTCGCGCAATGAGCGTATCAGACAAACTCCTTGACCTGACTATTATACGGCAACTGCTTTTAGAGCGGGTTATTGCTGGTCAAAATGCTGCGGTAAACAAGCAGCTTAATGACATTGCTGCTGCCCTGCAAAAACAACTAAAAGGCAAGGAGCTTACCGAATACCAAGGTAGGCGGTTAGATAAGGCCATTGATGAACTAAAGGCTATTGTAAACGTCAAGAAGCCTGATTTAAGTGACCTTACAAGTGCAGAGGCTGCATTCTTTAAGGATGCTATGTTGAACGTCGGTATCGACGCTGTGTTGCCGCCTGTTACCGCTTTGGAAACGATTGCACAAAGCAGCTTGATACAAGGCGCGACAATAGGTGATTGGTTTTCCCGTTTGAACGATAGCGCAAGGTTTGACGTTGAGCGCGTTGTTAAAAATGGCGTATTGCTTGGGCAGACTAACGCACAGATTGCTAAAGAACTTATCGGCATTGGCGACAAGGGCGGTCAGCCGATTGCCAAAGCGCGGCGCGATGCAATGGCTATTACACGCACAGCCGTTCAAACTGTAGCAAACGAAACAAGGTTAGCGTCATTGGAGGCTAACGCCAAAATCATTAAGGCAGTGCAATGGGTGTCCACCTTGGATAGCCGCACTAGCGAAATATGCATGGCGCGTTCGGGCAAGACATGGACTTACCCTGACTTTAAGCCAATCGGTCACAAGATACCGTGGAATGGTGGGCCACCCGCCCATTGGAATTGCAGAAGCACGTTTATACCAGTTACAAAGTCATTTGCGGAACTGACGGGTGGTAAAATTAAAGATACAATTGAGCCAGCAACCCGCGCAAGTATGGATGGTTCCGTTGCTGCCGACTTGACCTTTGACCAGTTTTTAAAGAATAAGCCGCCCGAATTTGCAGACAAGATGCTTGGCAAAGGCCGTGCAGAGCTTTGGCGCAGCGGAAAGATTACGTTAAACCAACTGCTAGACCAGCGTGGAAACCCGCTGACTTTAGAACAATTGAAGCGTCTATAGTAATGTAGTGTTTACCGTGATATTAAAGAAGTTACGCCAAGGCTGTGCTGCGGCATAAACCGCCCCCGTGGGGCAACAAAGTCCAGAGGACAAACTTATGAGTGAAGAACGGATTGCAGAGTTAGAAGAAGCGATGGAAGCATTGAATGCTAAAAACCGCGAACTTTTAGGAGAAGTCAAGATTGCCAGAGCGAAAGCAAAAGGCGTTGAGATAGACCCAAACGATTTTATGGCGCTTCAGACTGAAAATGAAACGCTGAAATCGCAACTCGAAAAGGTTGCAAAGGAAAACGCGAAGACGGTTGAAACGTTGCAAGCAAGCCTGACCGAAAAGGATGGTGCGCTTCAATCTTATCTAATCGACAACGGGTTAAACGATGCAATGCTAAAGGCTGGTATCAAACCTGAATTTATGACTGCGGCAAAGGCCATGCTGAAGTCACAAACCAAGTTGATGGCTGATAACGGTCAATATTCCGCACTTATGGGTGAAAAACCGCTGAATGAAGCAATTGCTGAATGGGCTGCTAGTGATGAAGGTAAACACTTTGTTTCTGCACCCGCAAACTCTGGTGGTGGAGCCACTGGCGGGACTGGCAATGGCATTCCTGCAGCACCAAAGGGCAACCTTGGTGGTGACAAGACGCAGCGGACAAATGCAATCAAACAAATGTTCCCTGACCTAGTATAAGGATTTTGAATTATGTCACTTTCGCAAATGAAGGTATTCAACGAATATGTAATGCCAGCCACCATCGAAACTCTTGCCCAGATGGTCGAGAAATTCAATGCGGCATCGGGCGGCGCAATCCGTTTGACCACCACTGGCTTTGACGGCGACTTCTATCAAGAGTCGTTCTTCGCTGCCGTGCATAGCGCACAGCGTCGCGTTGACCGTTATGCAAACCAAGCATCGGCAACAGCAACTGACCTGACCCAGCTTCAGCTTAACGGCGTAAAGGTTGCTGGTGGCTTTGGCCCAATCCGCTTTGAGCCTTCGCAGCTTACATGGTTGCAGAAGCCAACATCGGAAGGCATTGAAGTTGCATCGCGTAACTTTGCTGAAGCACTGATGGCTGACCAGTTGAACACCGCAATCGCTGCTCTTGTTGCTGCAATCGCCAACCAAGGCGCTGCAACAACTGTAGACGTTTCGGCTTCGGCTGCTGTAACCTATGGCACGATGAACGCCGCCAACGCTTTGTTCGGTGACAATTCGTCGAGCATTGTTGCTAACGTCATGAACGGCGCTGCATATCACAAGTTGATTTCGCAGAACCTGACTAACGGCGCACAGTTGTTCGTTGCACAGAACGTTCAGGTTGTTGACATCCTTGGCCGTCCTGTTGTCGTGACTGACGCTCCTGCGCTGTATACTGCTGGCACACCTAACAAGTCGAAGGTTCTTGGCTTGGCAGATAGCGCAGCCATCGTTTATGACGGCGGTGACGTTATCAGCAACATCGAAACCAACAATGGTCAGACCCGTATCGAAACAACAATGCAGGTCGATTACACCTTTGGCGTGGCTTTGAAGGGCTATAGCTGGGATGTCACGAACGGCGGCAAGTCGCCAACGGACGCTGAACTAGCAACTGGCAGCAACTGGGATAAGGTTGCAACGTCAATCAAGCACACCGCTGGTGTCTTGGCAATTGGTGACGCTGACGAGTAAACCATAGTTAGGGAGCCGTCGGTTGGAAGGGCGGCTCCCAATCTATTTGGAGGATTTTATGGCTAAAATCATTTATGAACCGCATCCAATGAACCCAGCGCGTAAAGCTAAATTGCAAGCGCAGGGTTATAAAATCATTGATGCTGTTTTTGCCCCTGCTGGCACACCTTTGCACGAAAAACTGGATGTAGAAGAAATCGTTGCTGAAGCTCAAGCCGTCATTGCCCCAGAGGTAATGGAAGTGGTAGAAGCACCAGTAGAAGAAACACCAGCGGTTGATGAGCCTGTTCAAGAAGCACCTGTGGTTGAAGAAGCCCCAGTTGCAGAAGAAGCAGAGCCAGCAGCTAAAACTGGCAAAAGCCGCAAGGAGTAACAAATGGCATTCGTGGTCGAAACAGGTGCAGGGCTTTCTAACGCAAATAGCTATGCCAGCGTTTCGGCTGCGGATAGCTATGTTGCTGACCGTGGCATAACGGGCTGGGCAAGCCTGTCGCAAACAATCAAAGAGCAATCGCTAGTTAAGGCAACAGACTATCTGGAAGCCACATACCGCGATGCTTGGAAGGGCAATCGCGTTAAGGAAACGCAAGCATTGTCATGGCCCCGCTATAACGTGGTCGTGGATGGCTTTAATTACGCCAGCAATGTTGTGCCGCCACAGGTCGTAAACGCTTGCGTCGAGATGGCGCTACGGGCTTCGGCTGGTGAAACGCTAATTGCTGACCAAGGCCAAAAGGTGAAGCGCGAAAAGATTGACGTAATTGAGATTGAATACCAAGATTATTCCGACCCGACGCAGCGTTACCCATTGGTCAATCGGATGCTTACCCCTTACCTTTTGTCGTCATCGGAAAGCGGCTTTAGCGTAACACGGGTTATCCGCACATGAGCAGCCAAGCGCAAACAGCATCACGGCTGCTTGCTAAATATGGCGAAGCTGTGTCCATCATTTTCCCTGTTTATGGCGCAACAGACCCTATCACGGGTGCAGTCATCGGGACAGACACCAGCACGACAATAAGCGGCAAGGGCTACCCCGCTGCTTACCACAAGACCGATATTGACGGCACGGTCATTCAGGCGGGTGATATACGCCTAATCCTTGAACTTATCGCCACACGCCCCGCTGTGGGCTGTTTATCGACCATTGACGGCACAACTTACCGTGTCATGGACGTTCAGCCTATCCGCCTGACAGGTGAGGATGTAATTTACATATGCCAGCTAAGGTCAAACTGATGTTGCCGATAGGCCAGAGGGTTTTCTTTCCATCGCAATGGGACTCTGGCATATTGGATAGCGTTCTGCATGACACGCAAAACCACGTTATCGCCTATATAATTCTGCTCGATAATGGTAAAAAGGTCGCCATAGATATGCAAATCGTGGAGCCTTTATATGATTAACAGCAAAATAAGCGCGGCACTTGCGACCCAACTGGACACGCTTGACCTGCCGACGCACTGGGAAAATGCAAAATTCATTCCCCCTGCTGGCGACATTTATTTGAGCGAAAGCCTGTTAAGCGGCGACACCAACCCTGTCGGCATAGCAAGCGCGGCTTCTGATGAGTTTAGCGGCGTTTACCAAGTGCTTGTGTATGCCCCTGCTGACGCCAACAAAGGCCCAGCACGTTCAACTGCTGATGATGTGGCCGCTGCCTTCCAGCGTGGCGATAGGCTCGTTTATGATGGCATTACAGTTACCATCCAGCGCACGACACAGAACCCCGCATTTATGTCTGGTGACCGCTTTGTCATACCTGTAAGCGTGACTTACAGAGCCTTCGCATGACCACGTTTAGCTTAGACGTAAAGAAGTTTGCTCAACAGGCTGAAGAAGCTGCTGATGCCGTGATTAGCAAAGTCTGCTTAGACCTGTTGTCGGACATCGTTTTGAACACCCCCGTAGATACGGGCAGGGCTAGGGCCAACTGGTTTACAAGCATTGGCTCACCTTCAGCAGCGACTATTGAATATGAAGGCGCTCCATCTGCTGCTGGCGTTGCCATCAGTAGGGCTTCTGATGATATAGCCAGTGCGCCGCGCAATATCTTTTGGATAAGTAACAATCTGCCATACATTTATCGACTTGAATTTGAGCAATGGTCAAAGCAAGCGCCAAGTGGTATGGTGCGGTTAGCAATCAACCGCGCAGAACGCAAAATGCGTTAGGGTGACTTGGCTGCTTTTTTGTGTTAAATGTTAAATCCCATGCATGGAGATTGAATTATGTCTGATATTGTTTCTTCCGTTGGCACTATTGTTTCAGTGTCGGCTGCTGCCCCTGCCACTTACAATGCTACTGGCTTTGCTGCACTTACTTGGTCGGCTTGCGGCGAACTGGCTGAATTGCCTTCGTTCGGTGCTGAAGCTGCTCTTGCTACGCATACGCCACTTGCTACTGGCATTGTTGCCAAGCGTCGCGGTTCGCTGAACTACGGTTCGGTAGCATTGACGATGGCTGTGTCAGAAGATGACGCTGGTCAAACCATTCTGCAAGACTCGGCTGAAGCTGGTGCTGGCTCTGACGCTACTGTTTCGGTTAAGGTTGCCTTGGTCAATGGTGAAATCCAGTATTTCACGGCTCAAGTTATGTCATACAAAACCAATGTCGGTAACGCTGACGCTATCACGATGGCTGAAGTCACACTTGAAATCGACAATTCGGTTGTTAAGGTTGCTGCATAAGTAGCTAATAAACTTCCCCGTCGTGGCTGCATCCGACCACGGCGGGGGAGACTTTCAACATCGGTGCATTCGGATGGAGTTTTAAAATGTCTTTTGACCTAAATTCGCTGAAGCCAGTTATGGCTGACGATGGCGCTGTTCTAAATATTGTGCATCCTGAAACAGAAGAACTGATTGACGGCATGACGATTACCCTTCTTGGGCAGGACAGCAAAGTTTACCGCAAATTGCAAATGGGCAAGCAACAGGCTGCACTTAACCGTATGGCTAAGGGCAAAAAGGCTATCGACCTTGACGCTGAAAAGCTGTCGGAAGATAGCATTGAAGATTTGGTCAAGCTTACAACTGCATGGACGGGCTTTGCCCTTGATGGCAAAAAACTTGAATTTACGCCTGATAACGTCCGCATGGTCTACACCGACTGGGCATGGATTAAAGAGCAAGTGCAGGAGTTTGTCGGCAATCGCGCTAACTTTTTTCGCACAGACGCTCCAGCAACTGCTCCTGTTCGTAAAACAATCAGCTTGGATTAATACAATTCCGTCGGGGGCAAAACGTCCTCGGCGGGAAACCAAGTCGGACGCCATGCCTCCATTTGAGGCTGGCGCTCACTTGCTTGAAATATTATTTGAAGTTGGCCCATCTAAATCATCTGGCATGGGGCAGCAAATCGGCATTGATGAAGTTGACCTTTTGGCTTGGCAATACAACCAAGGTGTTAGCTTAAGTCCTTGGGAAGCAAGGGCTGTCCGCACTTTATCCAAGGAATATGCCTATATGCTTGGGCAAGCCAGTGATGTTAATTGCCCACCGCCTTGGGTAGACCCAAACATCTTGTCGGAGCAGCGCAGGCAAAAGATTTCTGATGCAATGTCATCATGGGCTGATAAAATCAATGTGGGCAAGACAAGCAGAAAGTTTTAAGGTATAGGCAATTAACTTTGGACGGGGTTATAGCGTGGCAGATTTAGCAAACCTTAAAATTAGCGTTGATAGCCGTGATGTTAAGTCCGCCACGACTGACCTTAATGCACTTGGTGCGGCTGCTGGAACCGCAGAAAAAGATGTTCGTAATGTAGGCACTGCCGCTCAAAGCACGGGTTCGGCAATGCGTAACATGACGAACATCATTCAGCAGGGCGAACAAGCACAAATCGCTGCCGCAAATGCTAACCGTGCAGTTGGTCAAACTGGTCAACTTGCTCGGCATCACATGATGAACCTTGGCTTCCAGTTTCAGGATTTGGGTGTTCAGATTGCCAGTGGCGCAAACCCATTGACCGCCTTCATTCAGCAGGGCGCTCAAATTGGCGGCATTATGACGCAAGCGCAAATTGGCATCATGGGCGTTGTCCGTGCCTTTGGTGCAATGGTGGCAGCAGCTACAATGGCAATCGTAACCAACCCTATTTTATTGGGTATAGCTGCGGCTGCAACTGCTGCTTATGTTGCGTTCAAGCAGTTTCAGTCAGCGGTTGCTGAAACTGGCGAGATTAAAGACTACGCCAATTCCCTTGGCCTGACCAAAAAGGAACTGCGCGAACTTGAAAACGTCCACGTTACTTTTGGCGATGTGCTGTCAGGTGTATGGGCAACAATCAGCGAAGGGCTTGGGCTGGATAAGGTATGGCAATCCATAAGCGAATTTGCCACCAACGCTTTTGATGTAATATTAAAAGGTGCTGGCATGGCAACTGCTGGCATCTATGCGTATTTTGCTGGCTCTTTTGACGCCATCAAGATTGTATGGAAAAACCTTCCCGCAGTTTTAGGCGACTTGTTTGTTCAAGCAGTAAACCTTTCAATCAAAGCCGTGGAAATGCTGGTTAATGCTGTTCTTGGCGGTATCAACTATGTCACCACGAAAGCCAATGGCGTTTTGACATCAATGGGCATGGCCGCTGTTTTTGCACAAGTCGAAAGCGTAAAACTTGGCAGGGTTGCCAACGAAAATGCTGGCGCTGCAGCAAAGACAACTGTTGCTGTTTTTGATGCCTATGCCAGCCGTTACAGCGAAGCGTTGTCTGGCATGAAGGCAATTGGCCTTCAGATTAAACAAAACACATTGGACGCAACCAAGTCCCGTTTGGCTGCACAGGCTGCTGCACTTATCGAAAAGCGTAACGAAGGTAAGCCGAAGAAGGCTGGCTTGTCTGATGAGCAAAAGCAGTTTGAACGTGACCTGAAGGCCGCTGAAGATTATTTGGTTTCGTTGGAAAAGCAAGCTGCGGCTATTGGCAAGACTAGCATTCAATTAAAAGAAATGGAGATTGCTGAAAAGGCTGCTGCGGCAGCTAAGGTCGGCTTGAAAGAAGAAACACTGGCATTGGGCGCTGCGCTTCTTGAAGGAATGCGCGCAAAAGAACGTGCCGACGCAAACAAGCAAATTGATGAAACCATAAAGGCTTTGGCAGACGAACTATCCTTGCTTGGCCTGACAGGGGCAGAGCGGGATAGGGCGGCACTGGCATTGGAGCGCGAAGGCTTCATTGCTAAATATGTTACGGCACTTGGCCTTGATGAAGCGACTGCTGCTTATGAGCGTTACGCTGCTGGCAAGGAAAAAATCATTGCCCAAGAAAGCGCCTTTGAAAAGGAACGCAAAGAAGCTGAAAAGCTCAAGCAGCAACTCGAAGGCTTATCTAATTTACTGGATGATATTTTTGGTGGCGCTGCCAGCCAAATAAAAGACATTGCCGTAACGGTTAAGGCCAATTTCGATACGGCTGAACTGAAAGAAGCGTTCAAGGGTATAGAGAAATCATTAGCTGCCTCATTGAAGCAGGCTGGCCTTAATGTTGGCAAGTTGGGCAAAACGCTTGGCGCAGGAGCGGCTGGCGCTCAAGTCGGAACGTCTGTGGATGCCATATTCAAAGGCTTGGGTGTTAAGTCATCCAAGATGGGCGCACAGGCTGGTGGTGCTATCGGTGGCGCTGCATTTGGCCCTGTTGGCGCTATTGCTGGCAGCATCTTGGGCGGTGTCCTTGGTGGTATGCTCAAGAAAACCAAAACGGCTTCAGCGACCATCTCGCAGATAGCAGGTCAAGGTATGCAGACTGCATTGTCGGGCAACAGCGCGGCGCTGAAAGATGTATCGAACAAGATGGCTTCTGGCTTGCTCAAAGGCCTTGCAGACATGGCTGAACAGCTTGGCGGCACATTAGGTGGAAACGTCAAGGTTAGCCTTGGTCAACGCAACAAAGACTTTGTGGTTGACCCAACTGGCTCTGGCCGCACCACAGGCGCTGGCGTTAAGAATTTCGGCACTGACCAAGCGGCTGCGGTTGCATACGTTACGCAACTGGCAATCCAACAGGGCATAGTCACTGGCATCAGCGCAGGAGCGCAGACCCTTATTCGCGCTGGCACTGACTTGAATGAGCAAGTGCAAAAGGCGCTGAAGTTTGACCAAGTGTTTAAGGACTTGGTAAGTGAGAGCGACCCACTGCGTTCAAGCCTTGATAGTCTATCCGTTGAGATGGAAAAGCTAAAGGCTATATTCAAAGAAGCTGGCGCTTCGGCTGCTGACTACGCCAAGCTTGAAGAACTTTATGCTATCAAGCAAGCCAAGGCGATATTTGAAGCTAACAGGCCGCGCCGTGAGTTGGAAATTCAGCTTATGGAAGCGCAGGGCCGTTCTTCTGAGGCGCTTGCTGCAAGCCGTAAGCTTGAATTGGAGTCAATGGATGCATCTTTGCGCTCATTGCAAAGCATGATTTATGCAGAGCAAGACCTGAGTGCCGCCCGTGAAGCAGAGCAAACTGCAATTTCAGACCTTCGCGCTGCTGTTGATATGCTTAATTCCAATGTCGCTGAAGCAGAAGCCCAACTTGCTGAAGCGATAAGGGCGCAACGTCAGCGCCAAATGGAAAGCTATCGGGGGCAAATCGCTGACCTTGATGTCATTATTGCCAAGCGGGAAGAAGCACAGGCGGCATTGCGCCGAGCCTATGATGCTGAAATTGCCCGAATTGACGATGAAATTAACAAGCGTAATGATAACATTAAATCGCTTCAGGACGCCTATTCGGGCCAAGCAAATATTATGCAAGGCACGATTGACCAATTCCGTGACTTCGCATCATCACTGCGCGATTTTGCATCAACCATTATTCCCATGAATGGCAGTGGCCCACAATCCTTGGAAGTGCTGCGCCGACGCTTTGCAGATGTGGCGAAAGCTGCCCTTGGTGGCGATACAGAGGCAATGGGGCAAGTTGCTGGTATCGGCGGACAATTGCGCGAAAGCATTATGGCGAACGCTTCTGACCGCACATCAATGCTGCGTCAGCTTTATGCGCTACAGGCCGAAACAAATACTGTTGTCAGCGGTGCGGAGCAGCAAGCAAGCATTGCTCAACAGCAACTTGCTGCCGCTAAATTGCAAAACGAACACCTTGTTAGCATTGAAAATAAGGCAATTGAGCAGCTTAATGCACAAAAGGAGGCGAATACTGCCCTTGTTGGACAGTTTATCCAACTTACTGAAACCAACTTATCGCTTGATGAGGCTATCCGTCAGCTTCAATCAGCCGAGCAAGCAGCCTTCAGCGCAGAACAGCAGAAGACCTATCTGCAGGGCCAGATTGATGCCCTAGCTGCTCTTGATGCAAGCGTGATGAGCGTTGAAGAAGCCCAGCGCGAATTAGATGTGGCAAAGGCAGAACGCGATACTGTTTTGGCCGATATTACCCAGCGCGGTTTTGCAGCCCTAATAGCGGTTACACAGCAATCAGCCGCTCAAATGGCAGCAGCCGCCATGTCTGCAATCAGCAATGCACGGGCATCAGCAGCGCAAGCGCAAGTTGCTATTTCTGCTGCACCAGTTGCACCTGTTGTGCTTCCAGTTGCGCCCACCTTGCCTGAAGTTAGCAATGTCATCCCCTTCCCGACCCCGAATATCATGGATGGCGGTTTTGGGTCTATTATTGGCAATTTCGACGGCCTATCAATTCCGCAAAACTTCAATGGCGGCGGTTTGCGCGAATTTGGCCTTGATAATAATGTGCAACTCTTTGCAAATGGCGGAATGCATAGTGGTGGCCTTCGCATTGTTGGCGAGAATGGCCCAGAACTTGAAGCAACAGGCCCATCACGCATCTACAATAGCAACCAGCTAGGCAATATGCTAAATCACGGCGCGACTGCTGAAGAAATAAAAGCAATGCGCGATGAATTGAGAGTTGCAATGTATCAAATCGCCAAAAATACTGGTAAGAGCTATGACCTAATGAACCGTTGGGATGGTGATGGTCTGCCCCCTGAAAGGAATGTCGGCTAATGATTATTATTCAGCCAGTCCCTATCACGGCGACCATGCTGACGGCATCTAACGTCCCTGAGACAGATGCCCCTGCTTGGACGGCTGGCACTTATACGCTTGGCACACAGCGCATTTATGAACATCGTGTCTATGAGGTGATTGTTACCAGCACGACTGCCCGTCCTGATATTGGTGCGGTTGCAACACCACCTTCATGGCTAGACCTTGGCGCGACTAATCGCTTCAAGATGTTTGACCAGATTATCAGCACCCAAACCGTTAAAAACGCTGAGATTGACGTTGACATTGTTCCCGCAGCCATTGTCAATTCTGCCGCATTTTTCGGGCTGTTTGGTAGCTCAATCACGCTTACAATGACCGACCCAACTGAAGGCGTGGTCTATACTGAAACCAGAAGCCTACAAGACAACACGATAATAATTGACTGGTATCCTTACTTTTTTGAAGAAGTAGCCTATTTACCAGACATAGTTTTTCTAAACCTTCCTGCATATGGCAGTGCTACCCTTAACGCTGTCATTGATGGTGGCGCTGGAGATGCCAAGGTTGGTGAGGTTGTCATTGGTAAGCAGCGCACTCTTGGCGTTACCAATTTTGGCAGCAGTGTCAGCATTCAAGACTATTCAATCAAATCTACTGACGATTTTGGCAACACAATCATTGTGCAACGTGCTTATAGCAAACGGGCTGATTATGATGTTACGGTTGAAACATCGGCTGTAGCTGCCGTTCAGAAGGCGCTTGCTGATATTCGCACCACACCCACTGTTTTTGTTGGTGACCAGAACCGACCTGAAACTGTGGTCTATGGATTTTACAAGCAATTTAATATAGTTTTATCTACACCGAGCATCTCAGGTTGCTCCATTGAGGTTGAAGGATTGGTATAATGCCCGCACCACAGATTTCCCCGCTTCCTAATCCACCATCTCGTTCGCAATCGCCAGCGACTTTTAGCGTCGATGCAGATGCCTTTTTGGGTGCTTTGCCTGACTTTCAGGAACAGGCTAATGACCAAGCTGATTATCTAGATGCTCTTGCAATTGCGGTTGACGCTGATGCTGCTGCGGCTGATGCTGATGCTGCGTCCGCCTTATCAAGCAAGAATGATGCTTTAGCATCTCAAACTGCCGCCGCTGCATCTGCCGCCGCCGCTTTGGTAAGCCAGAATGCTGCTGCTGCAAGTTTCGATAGCTTTGATGACCGCTACCTTGGCGCAAAAAGCAGCAACCCTAGCGTTGATAATGATGGCAATGCACTTTTGACGGGTGCGCTTTATTGGAACACAACATCAAGCCAAATGCGCGTCTATACTGGCAGCGCATGGGAAGCCGCATATTTGCCATCTTCTGCGTATGTCCAAGGCCCAGCATCTTCCACTGAAAACAATATTGCTTTGTTCGATGGCACGACGGGCAAGGTTATTAAGGATGGCGGTAGCCTTTCAGCCTACATTCAAGGCCCAGCGTCTTCAACTGCCAATAATGTTGCTTTATTTGATGGCACAACTGGGAAGTTGCTTAAAGATGGCCCAAGCCTTTCAACCTATGCCCCATTAGCCTCTCCAACATTCACTGGAACTGCTACAACTGCAACGCTTGATGCCCTCGGCTCGGTGCGAAGCAATGTGACAACTGTATCCGCTAGTGCGATTGATTGTTCTGTTGGCAACTATTTTATCAAAACTGCAAGCGGTGGACTTACATGGACTGTAACCAATGTTCCTACATCCCGCGCTTATAGCTTCATTCTTGAACTTACAAATGGCGGCACAGGAACGCAAACTTGGATGTCTGGCATTAAATGGCCCAATGGAACAGCACCAACACTTGTTGCGTCTGGTGTTGATGTGCTAGGCTTTATCACTGATGACGGTGGAACCACTTGGCGCGGTGTCCAACTTATGAAGGACAGCAAATAATGTTGGATAGAGTTTTTCTAAGCGGCGGCTCTGGTGGCGGCGGCTGGATTGGCCACATTGGTTCGGCACAAGACAATATCCCACAGGGGATTGCTTTAGATAGTGATAAAAATATTTATCTTAATAGCTATACCAATAACCCAAGCGGCCAATATGGTTACGGTGTTGTCAAATTAAGCAATCTTGGTGTTATTCAATGGCAACGCAAACTTGCCAAAGGCAGTCTCAATGCCATTGGTATGGAAATCACCGTTGATAGCAGTAATAATGTTTATGCTGTCGGTTACTTTCCGTTAAACGGTTTTCGTCAAAGCGGCGTTTTAGCGAAATATAATTCTTCTGGAACGCTTCAATGGCAAAGGGGACTAAACCCCAATAACGGAAATATATTCCCATACAAAGTTACAACGGATAGTAGCGGAAACGTATATTTTTGTGGGTCTGGTTCATGGACAGGAAATCCATCTTGGGATTGTGGATTTTACACAAAGTATGACTCCTCTGGAACTTTTGCAAATACAACAAAAGCTATAAAAGTTTACTCAGCTTATACAACAAGAAGTGATGGCGCAGCTTCTGTTAAAATTGATACTAGCGGAAACATTTATGTTTGCGGAGTTTGTTCTGATTATTATAATGGAAGATACCCTGCCACTGCGCGGAATATTTATACTGTAAAGTTTGATAGCGCCAACAACTTTTTATGGGTAAAAAAACTAATTGGCAATAACGACGATTATGGAAATGATTTAGTAATTGATAGCAGCGGTAATTTATACGTTGCGGCTCAAACAAAATATGTAACCGACCACAGCCTTCTCTTGAAATATAATGCGTCGGGCGTTTTACAGTGGCAACGCCAATTGGGGGATACGTCATTTAACGGTAGTTGGACGAAAATAGCTATTGATGGAAGTGGGAATATTTATTGTGCTGGATATAGCACTGTTGCTGGAAGTGCGGACGCCCTTTTTGCTAAATATAATTCTTCTGGAACTTTGCAATGGCAGCGCAGATTGGGCTTAAATGGTGGCACTTATGTCAGTGAGTATACCAATGGCCTAACTGTAGATAGCGATGGTAATTTATATGCTTGTGTGCAGTTTTACACCTCTACTTATCAAATGTTGGTCGTTAAATTGCCGTCTGATGGAAGTGGGACTGGGACATACACCGTTGGCGGTGTTTCAATAATATATGCGGCTACCACGCTAACAGAAAGCACCCCAAGCTATACACACGATACAGACTATGGTTTGGCTGGCGGTGACCTTTCATCAACAGGTTCAGTTACATCAGATTTGACTGATAGTGCTTTAACTTTAACTTCAGTGGTGACTCAGATATGACTTATGCAAAAATTGAAAACGGCGTTGTTGTCGAATATCCTGTGGCAGAAGGTGACATCCGTCTGCTTTATCCAAATTGCAGCTTTCCAACTCCTTTCGTTGCGCCAGATGGGTATGAGCTTGTTCAGCATTCTCAATTCCCTACTTTCGATTACACAAAGAATATCAGCGAGGGGATGCCATTATTGACTGATGGCGTATGGACGCAAAATTGGGTTGTGGCAGGTGCAAGCCCATCAGAAATTGAGGCGCGAACCGAGCAGCAGTGGATGTCTGTTCGGGGTGAGCGCAATACCCTTCTCGCTGAATGCGATTGGACGCAGCTTCCTGATGCGCCGCTGACTAATACCCAGACAACAGAATGGGCTACATACCGTCAAGCCTTGCGGGATATTACAGACCAAGCAGACCCTTTTAGCATCACTTGGCCTACAAAGCCTGAGTGATGGACACCAACACCCTTTTCACCATCCTTGGCTTTATTATCACCGCCCTGAGCTTTATCGGGGCGTTGATTACTGTTTGGGTCAACCTGACCAATAAACTGACGCTACTTGAAGCGCGGCTGGGCTTTGGTGACGAAAAGTTTAACGGCATTGATAAGAAGTTTGACGAAGTAATGATGCACCTTCGCCGCATTGAAGACAAACTAGATAACAAGGCTGACAGACCATGAAACAATTTGTGCTGGGTTTTATCGCTGTAACTGCGTCATCGTCTATGGTTTTGGCACAGGCCACTTCCACAGCGCCGACGGAATATATCTATAACACCACCACAAACAGCACATCGGACAACACCAATACGTCCACCAGCACAAACACGAATAACAACATCAATACGTCTGCCAGCACATCGACGAACACGAACAATAACAACAACGTGAACGTCAGCACTAGCACTAGCACCGCGACGAACACAAATTACAACATCAACTCTGGCACGATGACAAACATCAACCAGAACACCAACGTGAACACATCCGACGCTACTAACCGCAACTTCAACACGGATTTTAGTAACAGCACTGTTAATCAGACTGTAAACAGCAGCGTCACAAGCAATAACAACGACACCATCAATCAGACTTCAAACAACGTAAACCAGAACAACAACGTCAATGTCAGCGACAGCAAAAGCTATAGCGAAAGCGTCAACCGCCAGATTATTGACCAGAACATTAAGTCGCCACCACCAAGCGCCATCGCGCCAAGCATGATGTCCTACAGCCAAGACCTTTGCACCACGGGGCAATCGGGCGCTGTGCAGACGCAAATCATTGGCTTGTCGGCTGGGCGCACTGTGCGTGACCAGAACTGCGAACGCATGAAGCTATCCAAGACCCTGTATGATATGGGTATGCGTGTCGCCGCTGTTAGCCTTCTATGCCAAGACTTTCGCGTCTTTAGGGCAATGGAGATGGCCGGAACACCCTGCCCATTCTTGGGATTGATTGGCGATGAAGCCCGCGCTGCGTGGACAGAGAACGTCGAGCTTCGCCCTGTTGAGAAATAAGACATACGCTTTGCAGGTTATTCTGCTGGCTTGCGCTACACCCGTTTTCGCGCAGACCTACGAACCTGCGCTTATTGCGCCGCAAATCCTTGGCGTTCCGACAACGATGACGCCACTTAATCTGGGCGACGACAACACGCGGAACGTAGCTCTTGGCTTTGAGTTTGAATATTGGGGCCAGACCTTCACCGACGTTTGGGTATCCAGCAATGGCTTTGTGTCCTTTCAAGGCCCAGCGAACCTTTGCTGCAATGGTCAGCCTCTCGAACAGGCGCAGCGCAACACGATTTACGCATACTGGTCAGACCTAATCAGCTTCACTGGCAACCCTTACTATCGCGTAAGTGATGGGGCTGCGCTGTTTGGTTGGTATGGCGTCCAAGAATATGGCACAAACAATCAAAATACGTTTGAAATAGGGCTGTTCAGCAGCGGCAACATCCAATTCAACTACGGGTCTTTGTCTGCATCGGGTTGGCGCGACTTTACCGCTGGCATTACTGGGCCTGAAGCTGGTGACAATGTTTCGCTTTTCTATGGAAACAACCCGCAATTCCTGCAAAACCAATCTGGCCTTTTGTCTTATGGTGCGCCAATCCCTGATGAAGTAGCGATAGACTGCAACGCAACGCCTTTGCACCCATCCTGCCCACCAGCATCAATAGCCATAAATGTCGGCGCACCTGACCCGACTGCAAGCGCATTGGAAGCGGCGGTGGCTTCGGTCGAACAAACCGCAATGCAAGAAACACAAGAAGAAGTGCAGATTGAAGATATAGCTGACATTGAACAAGTGCTGGAAACGGCACAAGAGGCATTGGAAACAGCAAACGCATCTGTTGAGGCTGCTGTTGAGGCAGTAGCTGAAGCCGCACCAGTTGTTGAGGCA